CCCATATATCGGTTAATAAGGATCACCTCACCATTTACCGTTAAATCAAACGCAGATTTGTCACCAACAATACTATTATTAGGAAAATTATTAGTAGTCACACTACTATCCATAGCACTATAATATTTCAAATTATCAGTGTTATATATTTGAAAATCATTTCCTACCTGAATACTATAACTCGGATAGAATAAATATTTACCCTCACTACCTGTTCCGTTTGATGTTACGTTTTGGTGTCTCGGTAAAACCAAGTTATGATTTGAATTTACTGTAAATTCACTATTTCTTATAGGGATATTTAATTTGTAATTTCCTGTAACTACGTGTTGTCCCCAACTTTGTTTTCCTAATATTCTACTAATATCATACGTGATATTCATTCTCTCAGAATTAGGATCCACACCTCTAACAAGAATAACAATCTCTTGGTTCAAATAATCTTGAACATTTGCCAAACTATAGTACGGTGACCCAGGAACCGCAGTTGGGTTATTCCAAGTACCACTACCTTCATTTGAATACACATATGTCGGTGTTGCCAAGAAACCTGTTTTTAATGAGTTGTTCCAAGCACCGTCCGCCAAATATTGTATGTCACCATAAGTGTAACCTGTTATTACTTGGAAATATTCAATATCAGTGGGGAATTTAACTTGTTTTACACCCGCAGTTTGTGATACCGCGTATGTTGTTATATTATTACCACCAAATTGTGTTGTGGGATCCGCCCAAGTAACGTTAATTGATGATGTATTGATTGATGTCCCTGTAACCCCCGAATCTTCTAAATCGGTATATGTTTTATTGGGGTTAGGATCTTTTGAGTATTTAGGATCAACAAAGGACATAATCGTTCCCGCTGATAGTGTTTGTAAAGTTCCTGGCTCAACCATAAGAACCATAATATTATCATAGTGGAACTTACCCGCATTACTTGGTAAATCAGGTCTAACAGTTACTTTTATTCTGTTAGGTGCAGGACCACCACCTCTATAAATTACCGCCACATCATAATCATAATACTTTGATTTAGTATTAAATAAGTTTAATCGTTCAGGTAAGTTAACACCATATGACCAAAAACTAACATCAGTACCATCTGACTTTTCAACAATTCCGTATGAACACTTAAATCCGGCACCATCATTTTCCGTACCGTCATAACCACCAAAAACTTGGTTGATTGCCTCTTTTTGATAATCTAACAAATATGTTGGTGCATCATAACCTGACGGCATCATAATGTTTGTTAACGCACTATCTCCCGCGTTTGCAATAAAATCTTGATACTCTATAGATTCTGTATCGTCAACATTAAAACTATTACAATTACAAACTTCACAATCAGGATAAGATAAATTAGGTAATGTAATTCCTTGTAATAATTGTTTAGGGATATCTTTTAATTTTAGTGGTTGTGGACACGTCAAATTAACACCAGGTATTTTATTAACCGCCAAACACAAGGACCTTAAGATAAAAACAATGGTCGCTAAAGTAGGAAACAATAGAATTCTCAATAACGGCCAAACAAAAGATATAATGTGAATTACAATAATTAACGGATATAAAATTATAGAAAGTAGTGGTAATAAAATGTTTATTATTGTAAAAAACAAATCAAAGTTTCTAACCGCATCGGTAACAGGAAATTTATAATTTTCACTTTCACACTGAGTACTAGTTATCTCTTTAATACCAATAAATCTACCCCTAACTTGTCCATTTTGATATCCATCCATCAGTTGTGATACCGTATATACTTTATTATATTTGAATAAGTAAAAAGTGTCTTCACAATTTACCGCAGCGTTATAATCATAGTAATCATCCCAATCTAAACTAAATGCATATGATTTTTGAACCGCAGTGTATTGACTACTACCTGATGTATAATAATTAGGATCATCAGTACCACTAGTCCACCCGTGTTCTCTCACATTAGGTACCAAAAAATAAGCACGTTTAGGTCCATCATCTAAATTATTACTTTGTTGCCACTTAACCTTAAACCTATATCTTGAAGATGTTGGAATACCTACTCTCGGGTCGGCACTAATGATCTGTTCACCAAACTCGTTAGTTGTCACATAATCCATATTCATAGGTAAATCCACCAACCAAGTACCATTATCATCAATAACTTTACCGTTATTATCTAATTCAAATGATTCTAAAATGGGTCTTCCGTTACTATCTACTTGGATTGTTTGTCTAACCGTTGAGATGGATCCAGGACCAACCACTAACCCACATAAATCGCCACCTTCCGTTGTTGGTTTACAATTCCTTTTTATTTTCCTATTCTCCGATGTAGAAACCAAAGAACCCATAAAAACTGCAGTAGGTTGTATATTGATATCCGCTTCTTCTCTTAAATCAAAATCAACTCTTTGGATTCTTGTTAAACATAAATCAGGTGACCCCCAAAATGGTTGAACATCAATAACTTTACTTATGCTAATAATTTGAGGTAATGTTGTTAAATCTGTGGACGCTTTAAATTGTGATCCATTCACTTGTGCCTCAGTTGCCCTTCCAACACGGATTAAATCTTGAGGTGAAAAAGAAAATGGTCCCATATCACTCAAATCCAAATCCATAAACACAACTTGTTGACCAAGTGGAACACCCATAATCATAAAGTCACCACTTTCATTGGTCTTTACAACAAATCTATAATATTTGTCATATACCTCAATAACCGAACTGTCGGTTAATACATCATTCTCAGTTGGGAATGTTCCAGTTGGAACGTGATTAGTATATGATGATACATAAGGTAATAGATTATATCTATAACCATCTTCATTCTTATCTGTAACACTTTTATATGGATATAATGTAGATATTACGGGATCTTCTTCGTCTTGCTGTGATAGTGGAACAAATACCGATATTTTGGCGTTTGGAACCCCATAACCACCATTAGCAACAACCCTACCAACAACAACACCATAATCAGAACATAGTCGTGAATATACTTCAGATTTAGTTATCTTTAACGATAAAATCTCTAAAAAATCATAGTCCTGTTCTAAATTTACAACAACTTGATTATCGGCTCCGACCTGTGTTCGTATTCTATATGAATTTGACATACTCTTTTTGAATAAATACTTAATTTAGTATTTTCAAAAGATAATATTAAACATATAAAAATAAATCTTACGAGAAACTAACCGTCTTAAAGTCTTTAACCCTAACAGTAATATCTTTATTCGGAAATCTAATTTGATAAATCTGATTTGGTTCAGCAAATAATGTACCGTCAACCTGTTGAATCTCCTTAGTTATGTTATCTATGTATGGTTGTGACGTTTGTGATGAACTATATTCACCACCCACTTTATTAAACACCGATATGTTTGGAACCGATATAACCCCGTTTTGTTGTTGGATCAACCTTGTTAAGTCAGATATGTAAATATTTTGACCCATCTCTCTAAGAGCAGGACTAAAGAATGTTGATACCTGATCAATAACGTTCGCAATCACGTTACCTCTATTCTGAGACGCATCCAAAACAACTGATACATCAATAGAAACGTCAATAACATTCGCAACATCAATATTAACATAATCATTTATCATTCTATAATTTGATAGATAATTAGCCAAATTAACTTTCAATGTGTTAGACACTTGTTGAGTTAACGCACCGTTATTATCATAAGATAATATCTGTACAATAATTTTATTATTTTGTTCTGTAATTGCAACTTTTGCAGGTGCCCCGAAAGTTGATGGCATCTTTCTAATTAAACTTTCATAGTCGTTAATTGTTACCGCCCTGTTTTGTGATGCAAAGTTAAACCCAACGTAGTTTCTAACTTCATCAACCGTTGGGAAGTTAGATCCTCCAATAGCCGCAGTCACGTTATTACATACCAATGAATTTATAACATTCTGATTTGTTGATTGTGACGGACCTGTAATGTAGAAATCAACCAAACCAAACTGTGTAATCGTATTAACACCTATATTAGATTGTAATCCACCACCAATTCTGTATTGAATGAATAATGTAGTATTTGATTTTAATGCCGATCCTAATGAAAAATTATTTTGATATTTTTGTAAATCTAACGGTGTTCCCAATCTTGTAAACTCACGAAGTTGGTCTTCAGCAGAATTAGTACCACCACCAAAAGTCATCTTCAAAAATCCTTCAGATGTAAATTCTGTTATATATCTATTTTGTGTTTGAATATATCTACCAACTTTGAGACCTGGTTGATCTGAAACTTTTGTTGGATCCTCAACGAAAACCCTATCCTCAGCAAGTGCCGATACTTCATACCATCTACCTTCTAAAGTTAAGAAGTCTTGATTTGAAGGTACATTAACAAAGTTAGTACCATCTCTAACAATAACTGATGATACCCCTAAAACGTTTCTCTCAGGTAAGAATAGTTCAAAGAACGGTCTAACATCAGCCGGTGTAATAACTCTCTTGAAGACCTTCGTAATCCCATTTACAACCACTTCCCTTTTGGTAATGGTGTAGTTTATTAAATTATTGTTCGCATCAAAATTAGGTATCTTTAATCTATTCGGATAACCCTCAGCATTAAATGGTGATGAAAAATCACAATCGTTTACCAATTCAAATACCTGTCCCGCACCAACCATTTGACTACCTCTTCTCATAATACCCAAATACCTAACGTCCTCTTTGTCACCAAAAACAGGAACTGTGATAGATATCTCAACCAACGCAACCGATGGTCTATAACCCGGTATTTTTAATCCATAAGTTCTTGCAATATTATAAACCGAAGATCTTTGTTGTGCCGATTGAAGAACAGTTTCCTGAATACTTCTATCTATGTGATAATGTAAATTATCTGCGATCGCTGCGTTCAAATCCATCAAAACGGAAAACGTAGAAGCGTCATTAAAATTCTGAATTAAATCAGGATAATAGGTTTTTGTAAAATTTACAAGTTCATCTCTTAAACCTGCAAAATCCCTTGGGGTGTATGATATCTTTTTAGCCATATAAATTAAATATTGATGATGACAAAGTCGGGTGAATTAAAAACACTATTAGTATTTACATAATCTATCCTAACTTTTGCCGTATATTCTGATACATTTTGATTAGGAAGATACAATTGTTGATTATCAATATTTTCTTGGTTAGAAACTAATTGTGTTTCTTCTTCACCAGTTAGTGCCGTTATTGTTATGTTTGTAATTTTCAAATTCGGTAAATATGCTTCACAACTTTCTCTAATATCAGTTTCAATACCATCAAAAGTCGGACCATCTAAGGGTTCAAAAATATACTCATATAATCTTGTACCAAAATTTGGTAAAAAATATCTACTCCCTTTACGAGTTAATAATAAGTGGATTAAATTTGCACGAATCTCCGCATCCGAATATTCAGTCAAATCCAAATAAGTTCCATTAAATGAATCCCTAAAAGGAAAATTTATTCCGTATGTTCTTCCATTTGCCATATTTTATAAATACAACATATTACAAAAGTATTATTGACCCATCTCCTTTTTTATTTCTTGAACTTTGTCATAGGTTGTTGTAACAACTTTTCTTTTGTTCATCATCTCTTGTCTCGTCTCTTCGTCATAAGGACAATGACGACAACCGGATCCACAACAGGATCCCCGATCCAAATGATACTGCTCAGTGAATACTACTTTTCCACCATCCAGATAATAATGTTTTCCTTCTATAAATTCCTTCATAAATCACACCTCCCAAATAAAACCATTCATGGGTTATACAATTAAAGTTTAGATAAACGGCAACATGCCAGTTATATAAATAATACAAAATAAACGGTAAGAGTAAAACTCTAAAAATTGTACCTATCATAAACATAAATATTTTAGATAAAAAAGGGGTGGAATCCCACCCCTTTGTTAGACAGTTTAATCATTTATTTAATCTCACAAGCACCACCAGCACAAGCTAACTCACCACTTAAATCAGTATTATCTTGGGTTTCAACAACCTTTGATAAATCAATTGTATGTAGTTTTTCAAACATTGCCTCATATTCTTCTTTCGTACAATCGGAAAAAGGTGCCTGAATATAACTGCCCCCATCGTAAGGTAAAACCGATAATCCATTATAGAAGTTTCTATTATTCCACATCCATTCACCCGCTAATTCCCATTCATCTTCTTTCAATGAAATAGTTGCAGATACGTTGTGTGAATTAGAACCTGTTCTGTGACCTGGTTTAATCCATTCTTGTGATACACGTTTTACACGATCCAAGATTTGGAATGGACTTTCAGTTCTCAAAATAGCACCTTCAGGTGATTTTTGTGGAACGGAAATAACCGCAGTGTCGTGAGGACGGAAATACTCATCTTCCACTAACTCGGGGTGATTCTCTACCAAGTAAGAATAAATTGGTTCATTCTTACCCACACGAACACGACGAACATAATAATCATTGTGCCAAGCGTGAATACCTGATGAAGTTCCAAGAGTTAATGATGTTGTTCCCGCAGGTTTCACAGTCGTAGATCTCGCCGCAGGATTGATACCAATGATTTTCGCAACTCGCTCATTCTCTTCATTAGCCATAGTAGCCGCTTGTGTCATATCATAACCTAACACAGTTCCTGATCCAATACCCGTCATTGATACACCAATCAAAGCATCTTTTTCAGTTGTTTTCTTCCAAATATCTCGTAGATAGTGAAAATCAGTATAACCAGCTTGTAGTGTTCCAATGAACGCCGCCGCTTTTACTCGGGTGTTGAAGTCTTCTTGTGATTCAATATCTGATACATTTACCTCACATAAGTTACAAAACTGATATGGTCTCAAAGCGATCTCACAACACGGGTTAGTTCCCCAATCCTTATCGTTTGTAAAGTAGATACCGGGTTCTCCCGCACCTGACAACTCAACTCGTTTCCAAAGTTCCATAAAGAATTCTTTGGTGATCTTATGACGAAGAAGAACCGCGGAGTTATTTGCTCTACCACGCTGTGGATTGTTTTCCCACCAAGAACCTGATTTACAAGCAATCATCTCATCATCATCAGCACTAAACAAGGAAATCAAAGCAGCCCTACGAATCCCACCTGCTAGTACCGCGTCCGCAATATGACAAACAATATCATGAACCTCAATCGGACTTAATCTATCACCATCTTCTTTTGAATCTAATACCTTTGTGATATTATGAACACAATCTTTTAATGGTTGGGGACCCGGTGCTTTACCACCCGATGTTACCAATGCAGCACCTTTTGGTCGGATATCTGAAAAATCAAAATCAGGTGTTGATGTGTTTTGACCAAAATATGACTTCATCAATACTTTAATCGCATCCGCCCATCCTTCAATACTATCACCAACCAAGTATCTTCTTTTTCTTGTTGCCGATGGTTTTCTAATTTCAGGTAATTTATCTACGTGATGTTTCTGAACAGAATAACCAACACCTGTACCACCTAACAATAAGAACATACACTCAGCAAAACTATCCAAGTGGTCTATCGGTAAGTAAGAACAGTTATAAATTCTGTTTGGTGATATTTCAATTGGTCTTCCCCCAAATTGAAGTGATCTCATTGAAGGTAACACTTTTTTGTTGTAAACCAACTTATATACTTCTCTAATTTCTGATTCTAAGGATGGATATTTCTTAATGTGCATATCCATATTTCTTGTAACCAGTTCGTCCCACGTTTCTCTTCTATTTAACTCGGGAACATATTTGGCGTATTTCATATACACCGTTAAATCTGACAATATCTTCTGTGAAGCGTCCATTTTAATTCTTTTTAATTGTTACTATTTTGTTTATTTCCTTCTCGAGCCTTACGTTTTTCCATAAGCTCTTTAATTCGGTCTCTTTGCTTTTCTTCTTTCTTTTCCTCAAAGCCTAGGAACGTAACTGAACTCTCAGTATCAATCTCCATCATCTTGTTATTGAATTTACAATTCTCAAACACCACACCATCTTTACCCAATCGCGACTTGGTGATAGCAATGGTTGCCAAATCCATTTCCTTCTGTTGAAGTGTTTTGGCGATAGAAATAATTACGTGACCAACTTGTGCTTTTTTAATGGATCCACCCATTTGGTCTGTCGTAACAACCTCTGATGAAATAGATGATCTATTACCTTGTGTTGCTGTCCAACCTGCGATACTCAATTCGTGACACATTGCTTCAAATCCTCTCATCACTGAACCTTCACTTTTCCATTCATCACCAAGATTCTTGTCCGGAACCACACAATCAATATAATCTAATAATATGATGTCAATTTTTGTTCCGTCAGCAATTAATTTTCTAACTTGGTTTTTTATTTGGTTCATTGTCATAGTATCAGATGGTAACTTCATCAAAACCAATTCATTTGGCATCGAGTTTTGAATTTCACGTACCTTATCTAATACCTCATCCTTTTTTTCAGACAATTCATCAGGACTGATGCCGGTCCATATCGTGAAATGTTTTCTCTGAATAATTTTAGGATTATCTTCAAAGAAGATTTGTAGAACATTATATCCGTGAGCAAACGCTGTGTTGGCAATTTTAGTTAAGATTGTACTTTTACCCACACCTGTTGGTGCAAGAATAACTCCAATCTCACCTTTAGCTAATCCTCCATTTAATAAGTTGTCAATACCAGGTATTCCCATCGGAATAGGATGTCTGAAATCATCATTTAGAACCTCATCTAGGTTACCAAAGACATCTGACATACCATCCTTTCTCTCACCAACTTGTAACGCTTCACGTACAAGTTCTTCCAACTGATCATAGTTTTCAAATTCACCATTATCAATTACCTTTTGTGCCTTGGTCATTACTTTCTGTAATTCTTGTTGCTTACAAAACTTCAAAGCCTTTTCCTGAACAAACTGACTTCCTTCAAATGGACTATTCTTAACTTGGTTAATAGTATCCATAAGGATCTTTAACATCGTTTCATTCGGAAACTCACTCTTAGTTTGTTGCTCCAAAGTATCAAAAGATGGTGTGCAATCATACTTCTTATAATATTCTTTTATAAGTTGTATTAACGTCTTGAAATACTTGTTATCAAAATACGAGGGTTCAATTACGTCTAAAATGCTACGAGCGAAATCTTTGTCAACGATAATCTGATTTAATAATTGTAACTGAAAAGTTTGACCTAGATACTCGAAATTTTTTACTTTAGACATACGATTTTTTTTTAGCTGTTTTGATAAATATACAGGTTATAGACTAATGTTCAAATATTCTGTTGTTAAATTTTCAGATGAAAAAATGTCAGTTAAGTCTTTTAACACTGCTTTAATTTCCGGACGTACATCCACAGTATATCTAACCTTGGGTGGATACACTTTGGCATCAAAATTTCTATGACAAATTGTGTGATCGCCCACTTTTACATACATACGGAACTCCTCAGCACCATCCGTGTAAGATGTATTCATAACATTTGGATCTTCCTCAATAATATGTTTATTATCCAATAGGTAGATTACACTTTTCATCTTCAAATCATATTGAAGTTTTTCACCTAAACCTTTGAAATAATCATAAAACTCCATCGAATTTTTTGCTTTCGGATTGTAGTTTCTTACATTGAAAAATCGTTGAACTACGATGTTATCATTCAATGTCATTAGAAATTCCATTTTGGTAATTTCTTGTTCTTTTGTACTCATTTTGTTTGATTTTTTTTGTGATACATTTTTTCTTTTCTCGTAAGTTTCATAAAGGGTCTTACGAAATCAACCCACGCCTCGTCCTTTTTGGGTAAGAACTTGAAAAACCCATCTTCCGTCATCATTCGGATTAAATTCCTGTAACCCCTATCCTCGGGATCCAAGGATTCTTCGTAATAAGCTCGTACTAATTCTTTCGCATCTTCGGTAATTAAAGGGTTTGACAAATCTATTATCTGTTCATTGATTTGATAATACTCTTCCCCAAAGATACCTAATTTTGTCTTACCAGTCAAAATATTTTTTAATGTATTGTTATCCTTAAATTCCTTTAACAATTCCTCACTTTTTTCTAAAATATACTTGACACTAACAATTTCAGTTTGAACTTCGGGGAAGAATTTTACCAACGTTTTTTCACCAAGTCCGTAAATACCATTGATATTATCCGACTTGTCTCCCATCAAAATTTTTAGAGTTTTTGTGTTTTCTACAGGGATTTTGATCTCTTGTAAGCTTACCCTATCATTTTTCACAAAAAATTTTCGGTGTGAAGGATTATAAACCCTTACTTTATCATTAACTAATTGTAAATAATCTTTATCTGCCGAAAATATTGTCTTATCCTCATTCTCTGAAATCAAACAATAATACGCAATCAAATCGTCCGATTCATTGTTAGGAACCTCTAACTGACGAACAAAGATCTCCTCCAAATAAGACCTAACTCTTGTCTTCTGATCATCATAGGACTGATACTTTTCATCAGTCATTGTATTACGTCTGTTTTCCTTATACTGTGGATATATTTTCTTACGAGTAGATGAATTATTCTCCCCGTCCCAAAACACAATTACTTTGTCGTAATTATTATCCTCCAAAAATTTTCTGATAGTATTCAAAAAGTGAAAAACCCCACCAATGTGCTTACCATTATGATAAAATTCTCGAACTCCGTGAAATCCAATCTTGAATAGATTGTTGCCGTCAATAAGTAGGGTTTTCACAATTAAATTAATTTAAGGATTCTTTCTCTTCTTTCAAATCAAAGTCGCCATCAGATCCGATAACATCTTTCCAATACTCAGCATATTCTTTCTTATACCTTTCAACCGATGCCTTTTCTTCTGTGCTATCCTTACCTGATAAGAATCCGTGGGGTGTAACAATAATCTTACCATCATC